TGCTGCCAATCTTCATAATCTAACTCATTTGCTTCATTGATAAAAAGCAGGTGTCTTTTTCTACCTCTAACCTTTTGAGGTTGGTCTAATGAGATAAACTCAATTAGGTTTCCATTTAATTTGTATTCGTGATTTGATTTATTATGGTTGTCTTCAAAGTAAGACTTATGTAATTTTAGTATATCAAAAAAATCCCTCATTACAGAAGCACGGACTGAAGGAAATGTTTTCCTGCATATCGTAATTGTCTTACCTCTGTTTTTTAAGCAGTAGTGAAATATAATATAAAGCAGGATGTTGTACGTCTTGCCTGATCTTGTTCCACCTTGTTCTATAGATATCTTTTTATCTGTCCTTAAAAGGTGCTTAAAAACACTATTTGTCTTTATTTTCAATTATCTCTATTTCAAAATGTGTAGGCATTCCATCTGCTCCTGTTATCTCCTGTCTTTCAACATAACCCCTTTTCTTACCTTTTGTCTTTAGGTAAAATATTGTAGCTGCTGTTGAATCTGCTGCAATCTGTTTATGTAATTGGCTTTCTGCAAAATCTAAAGCTACGTTTTCTATTTCCTGAACTGCCATTGCAAACATCTCATCTTCATTTAGCCATTTGTAGTATGTGCTTCTAGGTATGTCTGCTTTCTTACAAGCTACTGTTACAACTCCTAGGCTTTGTTCTAGTGCTGCTAATAGTGATTCCTTTTTTATATGTCTACTTTCGTTCATATTACATTGTTAATGTTATTCCAAATTCTGTGTTTTTACGTTTTACTTTTGCAATCATACCCGGATACATTTTTATAAGTTTTTTGATACATTCTTTTTCCATACTAATTGTTCTATAATCTTTACATCCACCATTGTCTGTGTAGTGATGATTTGCCCAATATAAATATTTTATTCCTAGGATTCCACCTCTATCTTTTATGTGTCTTAAACATAACTCATAATCTTCTTTAACTTTAAAATCTTCATTAAATAAATATTCTTTATCGTTTACTATTCCCATAATAGAACCTAAAGCATAAGTTTTGAACATTATTGGTTTGTAACTGTATGCAGACCTTGTACTGTCATCAGTTGTTACACCCCATATTTTATAATCTAATTGTTCTGTTAATTCAAAATATTTTACAAATTCATCAATCCAAAAATTCTCATCTTTTAAATTTATATGATTTACATTTCGCTCATTTCTTTTTACATATCCTAATTTTTTTATATCATCATCAATCATAACTACTCGTTTTTCATCTGTGTAGTTTAATATCCAATTTCTTGTTTTTGTTATTCCTTGTATTTCATTAGGTACAGGAACTACATTTTTAACTAAATCTTTATATTGATGATATTCACTTTGTGGTACAAAAAATGTTGCTGTGTTTTTAAAAATTTTATTTGTTTTTGTAATTCCTGCCCTTCCTTTACTTGGTACTGCTATCAACATCTTTTATTCTTTTTTTAAATTCATCCCAATATAATACACGCTCTAAACTAACTGATTCAAATGCACTTCCTTTCTTATATCCTCCATTTCTAACCATTTTAAGTTTTAAAGTTTCCTTTAGTTCTTCCCAATCAACGGAATTAGGTTCTGCCATAATAAGTATATATTCTTTTGGTGGTTCTAATTGAACTGATTGAGGTAACTCAATATCATCATCTTCTTCTAAATCATCAATAGCATCATCTATGTTTAATTCTAATCCCCAATCTTCTAATAAATCAGTATCCCAATCATTTGCTAAAATATCCCAATCCCATTCACCAAAACCTACATTGTCCTTAATGATAAATTCCTGTGCCTGTTTTTCATTTAAATCTTCCGCCTGTATAATATAGACCTCCTTTAGTCCAAGTTCCTTACAAGCCTTGTAACGCATATTACCGCCCAAGATAACATTGTCTTTATCAACCACTATTGGTCTAAGCGATAGCATCTCAGGAAACTCCCTTACACTATTAACAAGTTTTTGAAACTTATGTTTGTTTATTGTTCTGGGATTTGCAGCATTTTCTGTTATTGATGATATGCTGACCTTTTCTATTTTAGCTTTAATCATTGTTTATATTTTTCAGCAAGTTACAAAAAATTATTTTCTGTATATTTTTGTAATTATTAACTGAAATATTCCAAAGTAAATAACGATATCTTCTTCATATATTTGTTCATCTTCAAAAGGGTAATGTCTGATACCAAACAAAACCCCTTTGAAAAAACCTGCTGTAATTTCATAACGTAATAATTCCATAGTAAATGCTTTGGTATATAACGTAATAAAACCTAAATCTTTTATTCCCAATCTTCAGGAAATAACTTTTTAGCTATTGCCTTTCCTACTTTTGCTACAATTACTGCAACGATTATCCAAAAAACTGCTTTTGTCATTTGTATTTATTTTTAATTATTAAAATGTAGAACCGCTAATTCCTGTAGATGATTCTATTATTTCACATTTGTCATTTGATTTCCATTCCCAACTTTTTTTCCATAGGTCTATCTTTTCTATTAATTCACCTAGCTTTTCATTTGGTATGTCGTGTAAGACTTTTAGTGTTGGGTTTTTTTCTATTGATTTTTTTAAAACAGTATACTTTTTTTCTAAATTATCACATTTGCTTTGCAGGTAATGTATCTTGTCAATCTCATCGTATTTCAATTCGCTTTTAAAATTAAAGCAACCTTCAAATTCTTTTAACTGTTCATTGTATCTTCTGTAAGTTGGATACATTTTTACAAGATGGATTGCAGTTGCGTGATTCATTGATTTACCCATTGATTCAAAGTAAGCTGCAATATTTATCCAACGCATTCCTAGCTGTTCCCTAAGAATATAACATACCAACGCCCTTAGTTCTACATAATTTCTTTGCCTAGTGTTTAGGAATATATCCACCCCTGTCATTTCTACAATACTTTCTGCTACTTTTTTGTGGTTTCTCATTTATCGTTTCTTAAAATTTGTATTTCACGTTCTAAATAATCCTTTGCTTTTAATAAATCTCCTAACTCATCTTTTTTTTTTCCTGCCCTGATAACATATTTTAAAACGTTTCCCCTGCTGAAATTTAATTCGTAATCATTTATGATATCAATTACGTCATATTCTTTTCCGTTATCGTAATGCACTTGAGTTGCTTTCATTCTGTTCTTAGTTTTAAAAGGTGATAGCATTCAGAATATTTCTGTCTTGCCTTACCCTTGTATTCTTGTTTAAATAATTCGTATAGCTTTCTAGTATATTGGTATTTGGTTGTACAATCTGCAAAATACTTTTCTGCAAACCTTTTACCTTTTCCTTTAAAGTAGTTTACATTGTCAGCAGTATCTCCCATAATCATCTGCTCATAGAAATTATACATTGCTTCATCTTCTGAAATATCTAGTATTTCCTGATGCTTGTAATGATAATTATACATAAGACAAGGAAACTGCTTGTAATCTTTGTCTATTGATACTATCATAACTTCATCCCTGCCTACTTCTCTGCTTAGATTAAACCAATACCTAGCAACCATATCATCTGTTTCAATACCATACCCATAAACTGAATCATATTGATCTTTTACAAATTGGTGCATTTGGTGTAATAGTGGTGGCAATTCCTGTTTTTTTCTATTGGCTTTATAGTTGCTTGTAATTAGCTTTCTAAAGTTTCCTTTTGATCCACTAAAAGTAACCACCCTATCAATGCTGTACATATCTTCTAACTTGTTTACAATAGCCATAAACTGTTGATCAAACTTATTTCTAGCGTCAGCTATATCTGTATAATATTTTTCATCTTCAGGGCGTTCTCGTTTCTTGTAACAGCTTGCAAATATTAAACTGTCTGCATCTACCAATAAAATCATAATTCTTTTAATTCGTCTTTAATCAAATCTAAATACATATCCTGCATCTTTTTATTTTCCTTTATAACTTGATTTATTATGAAAGGCAAGTCTTTAATTAATTGGTCTGTATTATACACCACCCAATTATCTTCCCCGTATCCGATATGAAATTCTCCGTCTTGGCAATATAAGTGATTTGTTTCGTGTATGTATGTATGCTTACTGTCTGTCATTGTTTTATATTTAAGTGTAAATAATTTTTTAACTCCTTAACTTCTTTTACTTGGTAGTTAATAGTTATATCTGTAATATTACTATCTTGGTCTGTATAGTGCTCTATAAGCTTTTTAAGGTCATCCCAGGCTGCCTGATTTACTTTCATACTAAATATAATTCTAATTCTTTAGCAACGTAATTAATATGCTTCTGCGTAGTTTGTGACCAATATCCTAACTGATATAATTTGTCACCTGCTATTGTAGCAACGTGAGTAGTGTAACTCCAAACTTGGTTTCCTTTAATTGTTAAATTCTGCTTGTACTTTGATAATTTATACATCTGTTTTGTTTTTTAATTATTATTTATTTCGTACTTATAAGTAGGATTTACTTGCTTAACTAAATTTTCTAAATCCCTTAAATCTACATAATTAGGTTTTTCGTTATTATTATATGATTCAATTAATGAATTTAAAATTTGTTCTTGAGTTCTCATAATATTCTGTTTTTAATTATTAATTATAAACAAATATAATACAAATTATCTTATAAACAATAAATTTAATAACTTATTTTTCAGAAAGGTTGATATTTATAATACTAGCTTGGTTTTCAGTTAGTAAATAAACATCTTTAAGAAGTCTTTTTTTTGTCCACATTGTAGTGTCAGGACAATATTTTTTTACAGGTGCAGGCAATTCTAAATTGTTTAGCCAATATAAGAAGTTTCCTTTTGGATCATTAACAAAATATAGTTTTATAACCTTTTCATCTAATGCCATCAAAGCATCATATTTATCTTTCTCAAGCATTTTTTCTTTGTAATGCTTATTACGAAATTTCATTTCAATAACGCAGTCTTTTCCTTTTGGTGTTTTACCTATTGCATCATATCTAGTAAATCCTTCACCACTCCATTTTAAATCCCAACCATCTAGGTTAAGAAGGAAAACCACAGCCTTTTCCCACTTGTTAATTTTTTTTATTCCCATTGTCCCATATGATGTTTAAATCTTTTATCCATCTGTTTATGGTTTTCGGTGAACAAGTACACGGTTTATAATATGAATGCTTGTAGTACTTTGAGTGGAGCTTGCAAACCAATTCAAATTCGATAGCTGATATGTGCTGTTTGTTTCCCAACCTAAATTCTCCCCAATTAATTCTATCTTCTTTTTCAAATTCTACCATCTTTTTTAAATTATTATTTATTTTTTACAAAAGTTCCATTAATCATTTTGCCTTCTCTAGTTTTAATTACATTATAAGCTGAAACTATACAATCTTCTATTTTATAATTTTTTAATTTAGCTAAGTTTGTTAAAACAACAACCATATCACCTATTGCATCTATAAATTCAGACTCATCATTTTTTAATATTGCCTGTGCTAATTCTCCTGCCTCTTCCATTAATTTAATGTATTGAGTTTTACAATCACCTGAATCATAGATGCCTTTTTGTTTTGCCCATATTCTTATATTATCATATATTGTTTTATCTTCATCTTCATATCTTAAATAATAATTAATAAGATTTTTATTATAAATAAATCTTTCGTCAGAAAATTGCGATTTATGATTAGTTTTTTTTATATAATCTATAATTAATTCATTTAATTCTATAACATTTCCATCTTTTAATTTTAATTGTTTTGGAAACATATAGCCATTTAAATTTTCATTATTTGAATTAATAAATGTTGTTGTATGCCCTGAATCATAATAACTGTTTTGTTGTTGTTCCATTTTTTTTTTATTTAAATTAATTAATTTTTTATAAGGTATAGAATCATTTTTAAAATTAAATATATTTTGCCATAATATTTCTAATTCAGTTGCTTTATTTATACAATTAGTTTTATCTAATATTATATAATTATTATAACCTTGTTGATTTTCAACTCTTTGTTTTAAGTTTTTTGTACAACCTACTTTAATATTTTTTATATAATAAATATAATACATTATAATACTAAGTCAGCCTTTATATAATTATTTGATAAATATTCAAATAAATTATAATTTTCATAATCGCCTTGTAATTTAGGTAAAATATAAATAGGTCTTTTATTATATTCTTTTATTTGATTTATGTGATTTTCATAAACGTGAGCGTCCGCTAAATTTAAACCTAAAATAGATGGCTCTAATTTACATTGTTTTGCAATTTCTATTAAAAATAATGCTCCTACTATTATATCATATGGTAATCCTAAAAACATATCTGAACTTCTAAAATTCATAACCATATTTAATTTATTATTTATTTTTACAAAATTAAAATGAGTATAGCAACAAGGCAATGCTTGATCTTTAAAATCACAAGGATTCCAAAGCGTTATAACAGCCCTACGTGAGTTATTTTTTATTTCTTTTATAACATAATCAATTTGATTAAAAACGCCATTAAACTGTTTAATTTGATATCCATATACTTTGCCTAACTTATTATTAATAGCAAAATCATTCCACCAATTAACATTGTTATCATTTAAATATTTTAAATCTGTTCTTCCTTCATAAATCCATTTAAATTCAGCTAATGCTTTTTTAAAAAAAATTTTTTTACCTGTAACTATAGGGAATCCATATTTTAAATCAATATTTAATGTTTGATTAAATAATTTATAAGTTTTTACAGAAGTTCTATTATTAGTTAATTGCCCATTTATTAAAGCATCCATTAAGATTGCTTTATATTGCTGTTCAAATATATTATTTCTCATATGTTTCTTTAGCTTTTTGTAAATATAATACAGCATCCATAAGTTCTTCTTGTAAATGATTAAGCCATTCAAACATTTTTGATGGGTCATCTTGTAATGTTACACCATATTTTTTAAAACCAACATTTGATCTTGATACAAATTTATTTACTACTCTTTCAACAACAGGGTCTCTAAAATTAATTTTTGTTTTTTGTTTCATTTTGTTCTGTTTTTATTTTAATAATTCAAATATACTCTTTTTATATTACAAACAAAAAATTTAATAATTAAATATTACCATCTTTTAATTTTTAAATCATTTAGGTTTTTTCTTCTTTTATCACAATTGCATTTGCTTCCCATAAAAATATAATATTTTTCTACAATAAATTTAATGCCTGTATATTTTGTTATGTAATAAATTAAGTCTCCTAGTTTCATATTAGTTTTTTTAGTTTTTCTTTTACTTTTTTATATGTATTATATAGTGAATGATATTCTATATAAGAATTTCTTGAAAAGTCTGCAATACTTTCACCCTCATTAATAATTTCAAAAACCTTTCTGTCATACCAAAACATATTTTTTAATTCATCTTTAATTTTATCATATGCTTTATCATAATCAACATCATAATCATATTGAGATAAATTTGCATCTTCAATATTAATTATCGTAATATTTTTATTTTTACGTATTAAATCATAAAATAAAGATTTAAGCACTTTATAAATGTAATAATAGTTTATATCGTTATCGTGATATATAATATCTAAGCCCATTTCTATTTTTGGAATAACTTTTATATACATTTCCTGTACTATGTCCTCAGCTATTATTTTATTACAACCAAATGAACTAACCACATTAATCCAAGTTTTGTGTTTTTTAGCTAATAATAATATAACTTCTTTTTCAGACATTTTTTTTATTTTAAAGGGTCGTATAAGTTTCCAACTATTTGAGGTAAACCAAAATCATTAACTTCAAAACTAAATGTATCAAAAGCATAACCCCTACTTCGACCACATTTAACTGTGACCCAATTTTTATTCACAGTATTAGCTTCTAACTGTATAACTGTTTCTGCTTTCTTTTCAAGAAACGAGCCGAGATGTCCTGTACCTAGTTTAGAACTACCAAAGTTTTGATGTATAACGTTTATTATGTGGCATTTATAAAGTGATGACCATTCCATTAATTTCTGAACAAGGTGATTGCTTTCAGAAATATTATTTGCATCAGAACATAAATCTGCAATTCCATCAATAATGATTAAAGACGGTGCTTTAATTTTTTCTTTTAAATAGTAATCTATAAATTGTATTCTCATTTTGTAATCTATTGACCTTAACCCAAAGGTATGATAAATTTCTGAATTAATATTTGAATCCATTTTATGCACCCTTTCAAATACCTTTTGACAATGCCACAAGCCCTGTTCTGTGTCAATGTGTACTAATTGACCTTCTGTACCTCTATGTCCTTTTATATCGCCCCCAAATTGATTTGAACCGCTAAGATAGCAAGATGCTAATAATGATATAAAAAATGTCTTCTTTGTTTTTGGTGGTGCAGTAACTACTGATAGGTTTCCAAATGTACCAATCGGTATTGGAACTATTAAATCTCCTTCGATCTTATTTGATTTTACAACTTTCTCACCAAAAGATAATGCTACAGGTGGGTAGGCAATTTTTTCTTTTGAATCTACAAAGCAGTCTTGTTCTATAAACTGCATCAACATATTGTGTTCGTTCTGTTTTTCTGTCATTTGATAAATATATAAAAAAAAAGGTATAGATAATTAAACCTACACCTTTTAATTAAAAATGGTTAGTTTTAAAATGGTAAATCTGCATCTGCAGTTGCTGCAACATTTGCAGGTGCATCTTCTTTTTCTGCTAAAGAAACTGTTCCATCTGTCCAAACAACTTTACCATTACCTAGGTAGTTTTTTGCAACTTTTGCATCACGTTCTTCTTTAGTCTGTGAATCCATAAAAGCTACATTGTTTCCGTATCTAGTTTCGTCTTGAACTGATATGGTCAAATTGTAGTAGACTGCTCCGTCTTTTCCTTTTACAAATTTCTCCTTTGGTAATTTGTCAACTCTAATTGACCCTGTAATAAGTGTGCTCATAATTTATTGATTTAATTTTTGTTCATTGTTAAATTTTATCAAGTTATTGATAGCGTGTCTAATCACGTCTGATTGAGAAACAACATTGTCTATAGCAATTTGATCAATGTTTTTTTTCATATTTTCTTCTACTCTAAAGGCGATAAGAATTTCTTTTTTCACTTTTTTTGGAATCATTTTATTTATTTAGTTATTAATGTTTATTTATTTTTGGTAATTTTAGGTCTGTGCTAAATTTAAAGTATTT